AAGGTGGAGAAAAATCTGCTGAACAACCAAAAGTAGCCTCTCAAATGGATAATACAGGAATTAAGTCAGATATGATTACTGCTGATAAAACATCTCCAACAACTGTTGAATTGGCTCAATTATCAGAAGAAGAAAAACAAAAAAGAATTAAAAGAAAAGGTCGAAGATCAACAATTTTAACCAGTGTAACTGGCGCTGAAGAATATCCAAGTTTAGGCAAGAAAACACTATTAGGCTAATATGCAATCACAATCATTAAGAAATTTAGCAAAAGAATTAAAAGATACTTTATCTAGATTAGAAGAAAAACGATCTACTTGGGAGAGCCATTGGCAAGAGATTTCAAATTTGATGCTACCCAGAAAAGCTGAGATTACTAAATCAAGATCAAGAGGTGATAAAAGAAGTGCCTCTATTTATGATGCTACAGCAATTCATTCATTAGAATTATTATCTGCATCACTTCATGGAACTTTAACTTCTTCTGCTAATCGTTGGTTTTCACTTCGGTTTAAATCCAATATGCTAAACGAAGATGATGCTGCTAAAGAATGGCTTGAGGACAGCACGGATAAAATGTTTTTAGCTTTTGCTAGATCAAACTTCCAACAAGAAATTTTTGAAAATTATAATGATTTAATTTGCTTTGGAACTTCATGCTTAATGGTTGAAGAAGACGAGGAAGATATACTTCGTTTCTCTGCTAGACATATTAAAGAAATTTTTATTGAAGAAAACAAACGTGGCTTTGTAGATAAAATTTATAGAAAATTTAAAATAACAGCATCTCAAGCTGTTGAAAAATTTGGTTTAGAAAACTTATCAAGAGAAGTTCAAAACAATTTTAAAAACAAACCGTTTGATGAAATAGTTATTTGCCATGTTGTCAGACCAAGAAATATTTATAATTCAAATAAAGAGGATAAGGCTAATATGCCTTTTCAATCAATTTATTTTGAACATCAAACAAACCATATAATCGCAACTGGAGGATTTAGAGAAAATCCATACATAGTTGCAAGATATTTGAAATCGTCAACGGAAGTATACGGAAGGTCTCCAGCATTTTCAGCGTTACCTGATGTAAAGGTGTTGAACAAAATGGTAGAGCATTCTTTAAAAGCTGCTGCCAAGACCATCGATCCTCCTTTATTATGTCCAGATGACAGTATGCTTGCACCAATAAGAATGACACCTGGAAGTATAAATTATTATAGAGCTGGATCTAGTAGAGATAGAATTGAACCTTTAAACATTAATCAGAATATTTCTTTAACTCTTCAAGCCGAAGAAGCACGAAGAACAGCAATTGCTAAAATGTTTCATGTCGATCAATTAGTTGTTGCAGAAAATAGAAACATGACAGCAACTGAGGTGTTGCAGAGACAGGAAGAGCGTTTAAGAATACTTGGTCCTGTAATGGGTAGGATACAATCTGAATTATTAGAGCCAATGATTATTAGAGTATTTAATATTATGCTTAGAAATAAATTATTTATTCAAGCTCCAGAAATTTTAACAAACCAAGAAATAGATATTGAATATGTATCACCAATGGCATTAGCTCAAAAAGGTCAAGAAATTCAAAGTATCATGAGAGGATTAGAATTGTTTGCAAGTATTAGTCAAATGGCTCCAGTACAAGATTATATAGATGAGAATGGTTTAATTAAACAAATCGTTAAAACGCTAGGTTTACCAGCCAAAATGATTAGATCAGATAAAGAGGTTCAAGCTATTAGAGAAGAAAGACAAGCAGCACAACAACAACAAGCAGAAATACAACAACAAATGGCTGAGAGTGAAATGGCTAAGAATGCTGCTCCTCTTGCTAAAGAAGTTTTAAACAGTGGCGAATAGAGAACCAGAAAAAATAATAGAACAATTAAAAAACGATTACAAAATTATCTTCAATACAGATGAAGGTAAAAGAATTTTGAATGACCTCGAAAAAAGATGTCATGAGTTTGCAACTACATTTTCAAAAGATAGTTACGAAACTGCCTTCCTAGAAGGTCAACGTAGTATGTTGATTTTTATTAAGGCGATGATTACCAAAAAGGAGTAATAACCAATGGACAATCAGACAACTGAGCAACAAGTGGCTCAATCTGATCCAGCAGTAGAAACTACTACGGATCAATCGCAAACTTCGGTTTTATCAACTGAAGAGCAATCATCGGATATTAATTTTAAAGAGTTAATACCAGATGAATATAAAGAAAATAAAGCGTTAGCAAATTTTAACAACATGAATGATTTTGTTAAAAGTTACATTAATGCTCAAAAGATAGTTGGAGCAGATAAAATTCCAATACCAAATAAATATTCTACGGATGATGACTGGAAGGTAGTTTTTTCTAAACTTGGCGCTCCAGAAAAACCAGAGGATTATAAATATAATTTTAAAGAAGGTGAAGTTGACGATCAGATGTTACAATCTTTTAATCAGCAAGCTCATAAATTAGGATTATTACCTCAGCAAGCAGAAAGTTTAATTAAGTATTATAATGACTTAAATGAAAATAATACTATTGCAACTGAGCAACAAGTTGAAGAAACTAGATTAAAAACCGAAGCTGAACTTAAAAAAGAATTTGGTCCACAATTTAATAAAAGAATAGACCAGGCTAAAAGATTAGCTTCATCTACTTTAGGATCAGAATTTTTAAATAATACTTTTTTAAAAGATGGTTCAAGATTAGGAGATAATATTGAAGTTGTTAAAGCTTTTTCAAATTTAGCTGAAAAATTATCTGAAGATGAAGTTGTTAAAGGAGATAGTTCTTCTTACATGACTGCTAAAGATATTGAAAAAGAAATAACATCTTTAACCGAAGAAGGTTCTGCATACTGGGATAAACAACATATAAATCATTCTAAAACTGTAGATGAAGTTTATAAGTTAAGGCAGTTATTAAATGGCTGAGAACTTAGACGTACTTACTGATAAAGAAATTAAGTTAGAATGTTTAAGATTAGCTGTTGAATTTGCTAGTGATTATAACAGATCAAAACCTCTAGATAAAGCTGAAGAATATTATCAGTGGGTAAAAAATTCACGGAGAAAATCTCTAAAGACCTCCGTAAATAAAGACCAAGTGTAGTCTATAAATATACAGACGAGATCTCTCATTTGAGAGGCAATCAAATCGATTAATCATAACAACCAATAAGAAGGAGGACATAAAAATGTCATCTGAAATAACAACTTCCTTTGTGCAAATGTACTCAAATAATGTTCAATTATTGAGTCAAGCCAAAGGATCTCTTCTTAGACAGGCTGTGGATGTAGAGAGTGTAGTAGGAAAAAACGCATTCTTTGACCAAGTTGGAGCTGCAACGGCGCAGAAAAGAACAACTCGCCATGCGGATACCCCACAAATGGACACTCCACACAGTCGTAGAAGAGTATCATTGGTCGATGGATTAATAAATCAAGTCGAAGTTAAATTCGGTAAATTGCTGGAACATCTTTTTAAGACAATCAGCAGCCAAGTTATATAATTTAAAAAGTATATAGAAGGTTCAACGACTAGAAGTTGAGGATAACAATAATACTTCCAAGAAAACCGAATGCCTGTTATGAGGCAATGATATAGTCTGAACTACATAGTGATATGTAGAAGTAGTAATTAAAAAATCTACGATAACATTTTTGTATGAATATGCGGATTTAATAGATTCTCAAGATCGTGTCCGTACATTAATCGATCCAACATCATCCTATGCCTTAGCCGCAGCGTATTCGCTCGGTCGTGCCGTAGATGATGAAATAATAGCTGCTGCTACAGGCACTGCATACACTGGAGAAACAGGTAGTACATCTACTACTTTCGACAGTAACAATGCAATTACTGAAAGTGGAAGTGATGGTTTAACACTTGCTAAACTAAGATCTGCAAAAGAGAAATTAGATACAGGCAATGTTTCACCTGACATCCAGCGTTTCATGATAATCGGACCGCAACAGCTAAGTGATCTGTTAAATGTAACTTCCGTTACATCTTCAGATTACAATTCGGTAAAAGCTTTAGTTCAAGGTGAGTTAGATACCTTTATGGGTTTCAAATTCATCACAACAACTAGATTATCGAAAACAAGCACTAAACGAAAAGTTTTAGCTTTTGCTCAAGACGGAATCAAACTTGCTATCGGAAGAGATCTGATAACAAAAATTGATGAACGTAGTGACAAAGGATATGCAACTCAAGTTTATGTGTGTCAATCAATCGGTTCAACACGTATGGAAGAAGCTAAAGTGATTTCCATAGAGTGTGTTGAAACGTAAAATCAATAGGAGATAAAATAACATGGCTGTTACAACTCAATACTCAACAGAGTACACAAATG